GTGGTGTGTAACACTACAAACCTCGGAAGAGTGGCGCCTACACTACGCAAGCGAGGTAGAATGGCTGCGCGAACGCATAAGGTATTACAGCGGTGATTGCTATAAAAATTACAATGAAGGCATACTCTCCTTGCGTCAGATAATTGCAAATAATAAAACCGCATCTCCACCGTTAGCTATCGTAGCATTAGCGGAAGCAGTATTACCAGCGTTCAGCATATCGCAGTGGCAGATGGAAGCTGACGAGACTCGACTAAAAATGCTTATTGAAGGCGGCTGTCAAGCATAACCGTTACTGCGACGGCCACTGCGGGGTGATAGAGCCGCCCGTCATCTGCTGCGTCACGTCGTTCGCGTTTTCGGGCGTGGCGAAGACCTGAAGCGCCTGCCCAGTGCCGGCGGGAAGGCCCACCTGATAGACGCCGTCCTGGCGCCGCGCATTGCCGATATATATGTTCCGGAGCAGCCCGTCGGTGCTGGTGTCGGCATAGACCGACGTCGGCAGCCCCCGGGTCAGCGTCAGGGTCGTGGTGGATCGACCGCCGAACTCGAAGCGATGCCGAACCCCCTCAACGTAGAAGTCCCAGAGCACGCCGTCCTTGAACGGCGCGTAGCGCCAGCGCGTGCCGACATAGACAGACGGCGACAGCGGTATCTCCACCGCGCCGCGCGCCATCAGGGGCAGCGGGTGCCACCAGCTCGCCAGCGCGGCGGTAAGCACCACCTCGGTCTCGCGAACATCGAACCCTTTTGCCAAGGCCTGCTGCGACGCGGTGCCGTTCCAGTCGAACATCCAGCGCGTCGTGCCGTTGGCCGGACGGTATCCATAGCGGTGCACCGACGCTGGATCGGCAACGGCCAGGAACTTAAAGGGAAACGGAATGACGTTTGAACCGTTGTCGCCGTACGTCGTTTGGTACGCCGTCGGATTCAGCATGTAGAAGTTGCGCGCCTCGTCCGCCGTGAACTCGATATGCGACTCATAGAATCCATAGCCGCTCAGTTGGTGGAGCGGCAGCGCGTTCCAGCGCGAGACGTCCATGTTGCTCACGATGAACGACTGTGTCGTCGCGATCGGATCGAAGTTGAAGCGTGGAACCGGGTTGACTCGGGCCACCAGTTGCGGTCCGGCCGGAAGCGCCGTCGGAAAGTCCCGCATGGTGAAAGCGCGACCGGGCACGGATACATTCGCCGCGCTGGAGGTAACGGTCGATTCGGGTAGCGTGACGGAACCGTCCGGGTTGGTGACCGGCGCGCCGCTGGTCGCCACGGTCGGACCGGTCGGTGGAACGTTCAGCGCATAGGTGCCGGACGGCGCGGTGGTGACGAAGAACTCGTACCAAGGCCAGGGGAAAATGTCGAGGAACTTCGCCATCCACGATTCCAGGCCGAGGAACTGTTCCGTGTATGGTATGTATATGCCTGGATACTGCTCCATCGTCTCGCTGATGAGCGTGTTGAACGGCACGCGCGTGTCGCCGCCCTGGTAGGGCACGAAGGTCTGTCCCATCATGGCGCCGGGGCCGGCCATGACCTTCTCGAACCATGTCTTACCGATCTGCACGGGGGAGCCCATGCCGACCAGTCCCTGCGATATCGCGGGCACGAGGCCGACCGGCAAGAATCCCAGTTGGTTCCTGAGCCCGTTGGGTGCCACAAGGCCGTACATGGACAGCATGTACCAGTTTTGCGTGTTGAAGAACCACGCGAAGTCGGCGCCCGCGATGAGTTGTTGGCGGGCGGCCGTGGATTCTCCCTGTGCGTTCGTCTGCCAGACCTGATCTTCACTCGGAAGCGATACCACGCCGTCCATGACGATCGCCGCGTCGGCACCGCGCGACATGCCGATAAGCACGTGTGAGGCAGGCGTGATTACCTGCGTCCAGTCAGGGATAGACTCCGGCCCGTTGGGGCCTCCCGGAGCAAGCTCAATGGAGAAGGTGCCGTTTGCACCGCCTTGCAGTGTTTTCGACACGGTGACGCTTTTGATCTGGCCGCCCGAGATCCAGTAAGGCCCACCCTCGAACGGAAAAATCTCCACGGAACAAGCGACGGCGGCGAGAGGTGCAGAGCCGCTCATCGGATCAGTTACCCGGCAACATGAGATACGACGGCATACCTTGCGACGGCCGCCCCAGCGTAAACTGCCGGTTGGCATCGGCAATGTGCTTGGCGAACTCAGCCAGCGCCTTGTTGACCGCCGGGATGATGACGTTCATATCCGTAAACGATATCTCGCTCCCCTTCATGACGCCGGCCAGGGCGTCGGAATACGCCGTCAGCGCCGCCAGCGGCGGCATGTTCTGTCCTGGCGCGCTCGGAGCCGCGCTTCCGTTTTGGTTGCCAAAAACATCCGCCGCTTGCCAGGCCGCAAAGTTATCAGACGCGTCTGCGCGGGAGGGATTCTGCCGGAGGTATTGGCGCGTCAGGCCTCGGCGCTTGTCTACCTCGCCGGGGATGTTCCCCGGGCGCGAATAGAGCGTGAGCATGGCATCAGAGTCCGCTTCGGGACTCGATGCTGAATTCATAAGCACCCTGCCCGCCGCTTCGGCGCCTGGATCGCGATAGCCGCTGGTGCCGCGCATCTCCGCCAGTTGGAATTCGTACTGCTCCTGGTCCGGTCCCTCCCCGGGTTTGTGTCCGTAGCGCCGCGTAAACGCCGAAAGGCGATCGCCGCGCAACTGAAAAAACCCCCAGGCGCCCTGACCACCACCCCCCATGTTGGGGGATGTCGTGTTCCAACTTCCGTCCCGGTTGTGGTCGGCCTCGGCGCTGGCGTCGGCCATGACGGCCGCGATGGCGTTATCCGGTAGGCCCTGCGCCTTGTAGTAGGCGTACATGCCTTGCAGGCGCTGGCGCTGCGCTGCTTGCTGCCCTGCAATAAGTTCACCGGTTTCTTGGTGCGTGAGGCCGATCGCGAGCGCCCCCATTCCAGGGGATGCCTGTTCCATTTGGCGATAGGCGGGGCTCGTAAGAAAGGCGCTGCGCGCCAAGCCTGAGTTTCCGGGAACGCCTTGCGTGCCGCCGCCGCCCACGATCTGCGACAGGTACATCTCGGCGCCGATGTCGTTCCCCTGGGCCTGCAGGTCGAAATAGTACTGCACCATCTGGCTGGTGACGGGGTTGTCCATTATGGACTGGTAGTAGTTGGGCTGGTCTGGATTGCTGTTCAGGAACGTCTTTAGTTGCGCGGGCGTGCGTATGTTCTTTTCCAGGTTCAGGTAGGTGAAGGTGTCGTTCGCATCGTGACCCACCCCCGCCAATCCTTGCTGAAGCCTTTGCGCGGCGTTTAGCCCGGCCTCGCCGGTGCGACCGCCCGGCAAGTCCTTGTAATCCAGCAAGAACTTGCCGAACGCGCCCATGTCGAAGCCGACGCCGCCGGCGCCCGACATGCCTTGCATCTTGACCGCGGTGTCGATCGACTGCGCCAGCGCCGATCGGTCGAAGCCCTGCTGCACCGCTATCGTCATCACCGGCGCCATCTGCTGCGTGTACTGCTCCACGCCGCCGGCGTTTCCGGACACCACCCCGTAGCGCGCGGCCTGGGAAACGGAGCCTTCCATGTTCAGCCCGCTGAACGCGGGCGTGAACTGCATGCCCGCGATCCCCTGGATCAGCGACCGGTTCGCGGTGTTGCTGCCCTGCACGATGCCGAAGCCCGACAGCATGCGCAACGCTTCGGTGGGGCCAAGGCCCAGTTTCTCCATCCACTCCGGTGGCTTGACCCCCTGGTCGATGCTGCCCAGCAGCTTCTCGCCGCTGAAGCCGCCGGCGCGGGCCAGACCGTAGGCGCCAAAGACCAGGTTGCGGTAGGGCGCCGCCGCGCCGATCGCGCCGCCCTCAAGGTGCCCGAAGGTCTGTGGCGCGAAGGCCAGTTCCTCCGCGGCAGCAGCGGCCACGCCGGCGGTAAGGCTGCCCGTCAGCAGGCGAGACGTGGCGCCGAACCCGAACGCACCGGCGAACGGCACGCCGCGACCCCAGCCACCACCGCCGCCGTCGCCGCCTCCACCCCCTATGCCACCGCCGCCACCACCCCTACCGTCGCCGCGGGCGTTGTGCTGGTAGCGCAGGAACGCCGGCACCCCGACCGGCCAGCCGCCGGGAGGCGCGGGCATGGTCGGCGCGTCCATCGAGGACGGACCCCAGCGGAACGATTCGCGCCACATGCCGTCGACGGACGCCCGCTGCGCCGCGCTCCTTTGCGCGATGATATCGTCGTCCTCGCGCATGCGGTTCAGGTTGTAGAGCACCGAGCCGTAGGCGGACCCGGTCAGCGGGGAGCGGCCCAGCGCGTTGGCCAGCGCGTTGGTCAGCACCATCTCGGGGGGTTGCATGAACGACATCGACGGCGACGACGCGCCCGCCATGGGCGAGATCATCGACGGGCCGCCACCCGGACGGAGCCCGAACATGTTGCCGGCTCCATAGGGGTTCACGCCCCAGACCGCGTAACCGGCGTTGGCGCGGGCGGCATGGCCGGCCATGGTCTGCGCCACCCAGCCGTCGCCGGTCCACGGCGCGACGCCGGCGGCAAAGTTAGCCTCGCCGCCCGACGCGCCGACGGTCCCGCCGGGCGGCAGGCCGAGCCCACCAGACCGCGCAAAGCCTGCGTTCGCGGACTGACCTTGGATCACGACTTCAGGCATCGCCCTGCACCGGTTTGCCGCCCTTGGTCACGCCGGGCTTGAGGCCGCCCTGCAGCCCCTGCCGACGGCGATAAGCCGCGAGTCGCTGGTTGGCGGCGGTGACGCCCTCGCGGTCCATCTGGCGCTGGAAGGCCGCGCCAACCCGGACGCTCGTCCAGGCCGCATGCAGGTCCACCGCGGCACGGGACGGATCGACGCCGCCCCGCAGGAAGGTGAAGCGCTCCGGTTCGTCGAGCGCGCCCATCTCCAGGATGAAGTCCAGTTCGGCTACCGTGTGCTCCGTCAGCGGCTTGCCGAAGGGTCCGCCGGCGGCGTGGGAGCCGAGTATCCTACTGGCCAGCCACAGCTTCCGGGCCAGCGGGTGGCTTGTCGGGATTCCGTCGCGTGCGAAATCGAGCCATCTCGGCCTCGAAGGCGTTGCCGACCTGGATGACCGTCTCCTCGCGATCCGGCGGAAACTTGCTCGAGTCGACCAGCGGCTTGCCGTCGGTGCCGGCCGAGTACGGCCACTCCTGGTCGGAGCGCTCCAGGTAAAGCTCCATGATGGCGCAGGCCCGGGCAAAGGAGACCGCGGAGTAGTCGAGCCCGAAGTCGCCGGGGAAGCCGCCTCCACCCGCCGGGAACGCCCTGCGCCGCACGTCGGCGGCGCGGTACCCCATCTCGATGGAGTAGTAGATGCCGGGCTTGCGGAAGACGTATGTTTCGCCTCCGACGTTCGCGCCGTCGACGGTGCTGCCGCCGATGACGACGTCAAAGGTCCGGGAGAGCGGGTCGCTTTCGGTGGGCATGGTAGGCCTCGCACCTGTTGTGTCAGTGCGAGGAACATCGCACTACGCGGTCAGCCTGTAAAGCCGTTCGTGCCCGTGGCCGCGCCGATCTGACCGGCCGCGAGCGCCGCGCTGGCGGCGGTGGTGGCGATGCTGAGCGCGTTCTCGCCGGTGTTCAGCACGCTGTCGCCCTTGGCGTTCAGCACGTCCATGGCCAGGAAGGAGTAGCTGTTCCGCGACGGGGTGTTGGTCGGGATGCTGCCGGCGAAATTCTGGCACTTGCAGCCCACGTAGGTGAACTTCACCGTGTTGGTGAGCCCGTCGTAGACGTGGAAGTCGAACGAGTTGCCGGCCAGGATGTAGCTCAGGCTGACCCCGGACTGAAGCGTGGCCTCTCCCTGCGTGGTCAGCGCGAAACTGTCCAGGCTGATCTGCGGGGATATGCGGAGCTGCGGGATCTCCTGGGGCAGCGCCGATCCGATGCCATAGAGGTGCTCGGCGCCGAACGGGAACTGGTGCCCCACGGTCTGCGCGAAGTAGACGATCTGGTCGCCAAGAAGAACGGCCACTTGATTGCCCGTTTGCACATTGGAGGCGACGGGCTGCGGCTGAAAACCGGGCATCTATTCTGCTCCGTTACGACGCAGTGATGGTGAACGCGAGCGGTTCTACGCTTGCGAAACAAGTGATGAATCTGTTCTGACCAACCAGCGTGACATTTACCGTGATCGACGCCAACTGGTTCTGTCCGTCGTAGACCAGCACCAGCGACTTCGAATCCCAGGAGGCCAGCACGCCGTTGCTCGCGCCGCCCGTGTAGATCAACGCGTTGAGCAGGCGCTTCAGCGCGTTCAGGATGGACGCCTCGGTGGTCGGCGTGGCGATGGTGCCGACGTAGCGCCGCAGCGTGGTGACGACCGAATAGGCCAGCCAGTACCGGCAGGCCACCTGCTGGGTCGACGTGTTCTCGACGTTGTCGTCGACCTGCCAGGTCGTGACGTCCGACAGGAAGGTCGGCGGCCCGTTGAACTGCGCGGTCTGCCACAGCGCCAGCACGCCCGCGTTCTGCAGGGTCGAAAGCTGCGACACCGTCAGTTGCAGGCCGGCGTTCACCGCCTCGACGCCGTTGCCGTTCAGCACCTTGTTGGTCAAGGGCAGGGCGACGATGTTGCCGGTGGCGATCGCGGCCGCCGACGCGGCGGCATAGAGGCCGCCGTAAAGCTGGTTCTGGCCGGTGCTGGTGTTGGTCCGGTAGATGCCAGGATACACGTAGACCATCTGCAACGAATCGAGGTTCGTCGCGTTGGTGGTCGTGGTCGACACCGTGTCGCCGATCGACGAGCCGGTGAAGCCGCGCCGCCACATGCCGTAGGGCGGGCTGCTGGCGGTCTCGCAGTGCTGCGCCATCAGGGCCTGCACCGCCGTCGCGTTGCTGTCGGCGAACACCGTCCAGGCCGGCACCGTCAGCCCCGCGGTAAAGCCCGAGGCATAGTCGCTGTTGACCGGCGGAACCCCCGTGGCACCCGAGAAGAAGGTCGGCACGCCCGTCACGGGCAGCCATGCCGCCGAATCGACGGTGCCGCTGACCGTCGCGCTGGCCAGGGGGCTGGCGAACTGGTTCACCCAGTACGCGATCTCCTGGAGGTATGCCCGCACGTTCGCGTACTGAAGCACGCCGCTGACCGGAACCGCCAGCGAGACCGAGCCCGTCGCGGTCAGGAAGTTCGACGGCAGTTGGCCGCCGGTGGAAGAGAGGCCCACCGCATAGTAGTTGCCGGTGCCGTTGAGGGCCTCGGTGAGCGTGGCCACCGTCGCGTAGGCGCCGGAGCCGATGGGAATCGTCACCGATTCGCCGGAGACGGGGCTGCTGACACTGAAGGCCGGCGCGTTGCCGCTGACGACCACCGAGTAGGTGACGCTGCCCGACGCCTGGCCGGAATACGCGAGTTGGAAGGGGACCGTAAGGTCGTCGCCGACGTACTGGCCGCCGCCGTAGTTGTCGGTGATGGTCAGCTTCAGGCCGGCCGTGGAGCCGTTGGAGACCTGATACGAAAGCTGGTTGCTGGGAGGACCGTAGAAGGCCGAGGTCAGCAGGGTCTGGGTGCCGAGCGCGCCGGACGCGACAAGGGCCGCCAGCGACTGCGTGTTGCGGCTGACGTCGATGAAGGTGATGAGTTGCGCGCCGTTCTGGGCCGGCGAGGGGTTGGCGATGAACGGTATGAAGGCCGCCACCGGCGCGCCCCGCACCGCCGCGGCGAAATCGGCGGGACTGGTGAACGTGACGGGGGTCTTCGGCTTCGGCCCCCAGCCGTAGCCCAGCACCAGCATCGGCGGAGTCGTCGGCGGGTTGTTCGGCGTGGCCGCCGTGACGTCGTCCTGGTAGTAGGCGCCGGGCAGCGGAATGAAGGTGCCGGCGAAGGAGATGCCCTGCATCGGCATTTACCGTACTCCCGCCACGGTGGGATGCGCCGGCTCTTCGCGGGCGGCGTCGATCAGCGCCGCCCACTCGGCGTGCGTGTGACGCTCGGCGCCGTGCCGGATCTTGAGCAGCTTGAGCCAGACCTCGTCGGGATGCCCCGGCGTCACCGTCATCACGACGGCGCCGCCGCGGATGACCGGCCTGCCGCCCTTCACCAGCGCCACGCGGCGCGGGCGCAGCGTGGCGGCGAACACGGCGAGGGGAACCGGCGGCTCCACCGGCGCAGTGGGCTGCGCGGGCTGCACCGAGTCGTACGTGGTTTCGCTCATGGAGGCGGCACTCCGAAACATCGCCGCCATTCTATCGGCGGGCGGCCAGACCCCCTACGGGTCGAACGCCACCGCGACGCCGTCAGGACCCACCGGAACCACCGGAGTCGCGGGTTCGGCTGGCGGCTCTATGCCGAGGGTCACGTCGATTGCGCCGATCGGCCCGAACCCCGTGGCGATCGTCACGTCAAAGGTTCCCTCGACCTCCATGACGACGTCGGCGTAGTAGAAGCCGGGGCCGAGGCCGACCCACTCGTCGGCGCTGGTGCCGCTCGCCGCCTGGAAGGTATGGCGGATGTTCTGGCCGACCTGCGAGAACAGGGTCGCCTTCAGGGCGCGGAAGACGATGAGCAGCGCGTCGCGGTAGAAGTCGCGCTCGTCGGCGGATGGGCTGAGCACGCTGACCCGCCAGACCCGCCTGGCCCAGCCTGGCAGCGTCCACCGGTTCTGCGGGTTGGGCGCAAGGACATCCTGACCCACCATCGTCTCGCTCTGCTGGAGCAGGTCCAGGTTGACGACCGCGAAGGGAAGGGTGCCCCAGCCGCCGACAGGCATCTTCGTCGTGACCTGGATCGGGTTCACCGTCACGCCGGCGGGGCGCGGGGCGTTGTCGAGGCCGGCCTGAAGGAGTCGGATCAGCAGTTGCGTGAATGAATCGGGCGACGTGACGATGGAGCCGCCCGGCACGACCGGACCGACGGTGGTGGTGCCGCCGCTGTCGACGGCCTGCCACGTGTAGCTGGTGGCCGGATCCAGGGGGGTCGAGGACGTGAGGGGGCCGTCGCCGGCGTCGCACCAGAACGGCAGCGGAGCGCCGGAATAGATTTGCAGGTAGGAGGCACCCGACGCGGCCCGCGACAGGGTCAGCACCGTCGCGCCGGAGGGCGGGGCGAAGTTGCCGGCCTGGGCGCCGTAGAAGGCCAGCAGCACGGCGCCGCCGGTCGGAAGCACGCTCATGCTGACGGAAGGACCGGCCATCAGGCGCCCCCGGCCGCGGCCTGGCGCGCGGCGATCTGGGCCAGCACGTGCGCCGGTGCGTACGCGGGCATCGCGGGGATGATCCAACTGTCGGGATCGGAGTCGGGGCCGAACGAGGCGTAGCCGCTGCTGCCGGCCGAACGAACCTCGGCCCACATCGCCGGCCGCGCCGGCCCCGCGCCGATCCGTCGCAGGCCGGTCGCCCGGTAGTGCGCCATTGCGCCCGCCGGAGAGAGCATCGCGGCCGCAAGAGGCCTGTGCATCGGTATCCCACGTCCCGACAGAGAAGGTGCCAGCTTCTTCAGGTCGAAGGCGCCGTGGCCGACCTCGAGCCACAGCGCCTCGGGCGCGATGTTCTCGTCGGCGACGATCGCCACCGTCGTCTCGTCGCGCTGCTCGAACCGCAGGGACGAAGCGTAGCGCCCCGTCGGATAGACCAGCCGCTTGCCGTCGAGCGAACCGCGACCCAGCGCGAACTCCATCCACTTCAGGAAGAGTTCCACACCGACGCGCGTGACGTCGACCGGACGCAGGTCGGTCTTGATGACGTACTTGATCCCGTCGCTCACGGTCCGGCCCCCACGACGCCCGTCATGATCGCGTAGGGCGTCGCCGCGCCCGCGACCCGCGTGCTGCCCGCCGCGACGGGTTGCACCCCGCGCTGCCGCGTCCAGAAGTCGAGGGCCTGCAGGCGGAATCGCTTGGGCTCGTTGACCGTGCCGCCGCCGAAGGGCCTGATGTGGGGCAGGCCACCCGCCGCCCGGAAGGCGACATAGACCGGCGCCGCCAGGAACTCGACCATGTAGTTGGTGCCGTCGGGGTAGCCGCCTATCGTCACCGTCGGACCGGCCACCGAGTAGTCGACGATGGGCACCACATTTCCACTGATCGGGTCCCAGATCGTCACCGCGCCCGACGGAGCCACCAGCAGGTTCTGCTGGAACGGAAGGTTCTCCCGCACGCCGGCCTGGAGGACGGCAGTGTAGCGGGCCTGCATGTCGACGGGGATGAACTGATCGTCGACCGACGCGTTGTTCCAGGCGTCGGTAGGCTGTCCCGGGTCGTTCACGGCGAGTGTCGGATTGGCGAAGGGAATCGTCATCGAGGGTTCGGAGGACTGCCACATGCCGTAGGTCTCGTTCATGCGGACGCCGGGCTCGTCGGGCGTCGGCGACATGTGCATGAACTCGATATAGGCCCGGAACGGAAGCGACGGGGCGTCCCAGTAGGTGCCGACGCCGAGGCACTTCGTGCAGGACCGCTGCGCCGAGCCGAGTTGCGGCAGGCGCCCCTGGCCTCCGCCGCCGGCGAAAACACACGGACACGTGTGGCCCCGCATCCAGGAGACGCGCTGTCCGTCGACGGCAATCAGCGCGTCGAAGTCCTGGCCCGGCAGGACCATGCTGGTCGGCAGCAGGAAGGGAAACGCCAGGCCTGACACGTCAGAGAATCCCCAAGTGGATTCCACCGCACATGCTTTTCGCCCGGCGGGTGAGGCGCTTCACTTCCTCCTCGAACGCCATGATCGGTCCGGAGAAGGCGCCCTTCGGGTCGAAGCGCATGCGCCTGGACAACCCGTCGGCGGTGATCTGGGTCTCGACCGCGCCATAGTTCACGCTGAGTTGCATCGACTTCAACGCCGTCACGGCGCTGCGGGCCAGCACGAGCTGGCGCATGAAGCGCCACTTCGACTGGTAGTCGGCAGCCGTCAGCCCGGCGGTGTACTGGAACCACATGCCGCCCGGCACGTTCTCGGCGAAGCCCATGAAGGCGAGTTGCATGGCGAAAAGCGGCAGCATCTGCACCGCCGTCGCGGGCACGAAGCGCACCAGGCCGCGGTCGGGATCCTCCACCACCCAGGACTGCGGCATGCGGAAAAACTCGTTGAGCAGCGGATAGATGAAGGCGACGTTCTTGGTGCCGTTGAGGTTGGTGGCGTTGATGATCCCGGTCGGGTCGACGGTGTCGACGCCCTTCACCGGTCGCCAACGCAGCCGCTGAAATAACCATCCCTCATCTCGGGCTCTTTCAAAAAAAAAAGTCGTATGCAGCCTCCTGAAAATCGAAGTCGACGCCGAGTTGCTGGTAGTTGTACTGGGTGGTGAGACCCAGAAGCCGCGCCTCCTGCTGCGTCTTCGCCGGAGGCGCCGCCACCCAGGTCTGGCAGAGCAAGACATTGGTCTCCTGCTCGATCTCGTCCTCGGCGTCGCGGATCCAGTCGGAGATCGTGTCATCGTCGATCGGGATCGGCGGATTGCCGTACTGCTGGATCGGCACCACCACGTATGCCCGCAGGTCGTTGGGCTGAATGCCGGTCTTGGTCTTGGCACCCGACGAGTAGGTGTTGACGATGGGCTGCTGACCGGCGACGGTCGTCCAGTTCCACAGCGCCTTGGTGGGTACGGGAGGCCCGTACTGCGGGGAGGATTGGCTCATGCCGTCAGCCCTTCTTTCGCCGCCCGTCGACGAGCGTGCGCCGCTATCGCGGCCTGTCGCATGTGTTCACGGTGCTCCGCCGAGAACGGAACCCCCTTACGAGATGCGCCTAGCTTAGCACGCGACTCGGCTGTCCACACGCGCCGCGCGTTCGACGCCGCCATCTTCACCTTGACCTCCGGCCGCGCCAAGGCGACCGTCAGCGACTTGCTCATGCGCTCGCGCGTCTCATCGCTGACCGTTCGTCGCCGGTTTGACGCTGCGATCTTCTGCCGCACGGTCAGCGTCATGGCGACTCGCACCAATGGGATCCGCGCCGCCACAATAGCGGGATCCTGCTTCCGGCCGCGAAGAGAGTCGCTGATCTTTTTCTTATGCGCCTCGGATAGCGGTCCGTTCACGCGAGCCGCCTGCATCTTCGCCAGTCGCTCCGGCGACAGCGGTGGCCGTGCCGCAAGGGCCGCGCGGATGTGTGCGAGATGCTCTGGTGTCTTTTGCAGGGCCAGATGGGTTGCGCTCATGCGCTGCCGCACGTCGTCGGGAACGGGCCGCCCCTTGTGTTTCCGGCTCATTTCAGCGCGAGCAGGGTCGGTATGGCGGTACCCTACCGTACCTTCGCCGCCCAACGTCATGTTGTAGCCGCCAGGAGCGAGGGTGGCGTAATCCGCTATGAACCGCTGCTCCAACGCCTGGGCATGTGCCCAAGAGTCGACGCTCTGAAGAACCCGAACCGTAAACGCCGACAAACCGTACTTGCGTATGGCGCGGTGCAAGAGCAACTTACTTCCCTTCCGCGCTTCGCTACAGTGTTTTTTGAACCGTTTGACAGCGGCACACTTCGATATACCAACGTATTGCTTTCCGGTTGGCGCACACGTGAGCAAGTAGACTTGCGGGGAGGCTTGACTCATTTGCGGCCCTGGCGCTGTTGCCGGCGCCACTCCTTCACCCGGAGCGCCTCACGCTCCCGCCACGCCGGCGAACCCCGCACAGGTGCATCGGGCGCTGCGGCTTCCGCCACCGGCGCAACCGGAGCGGTCACGGCCTCACCGGCCGGCGCGGGCTCGGCGCCGAAGCACTCCAGCACGACGTCGGCGTTGCCGTGGAGCCGGCCCACCTCGATCGCGGTCAAGTCGCCCGTCGCGTAGTCGTTGCCCTGTGTCCAACGGAAGGCAACCCCGGCGACTTCGCCGGCTGGGGCGTGCCGATGCCGCCAGGCCGTCCAGATCGGAAAGCCGCGGCGCAGTTTCGCGCGGAAGGTCATCCCCGCAGTCTAGCATGTTCCACGTGAAACGCCATCCCGGTGCGGCGTACGTTTAGCACGAGTAAAAATAAATCTTGCGTATTAACGTTAATACGATCACACTTCCGCGTATGAAAACATGTATCGCTTGCGGAGAGGCTAAGCCCCTCTCAGAGTTCACCAGAGATAGCCGATCGTCCGACGGATTGCTGTCGCGCTGCCGTGCATGCACGAAACTAAAGAACCGGGTAGCGTATCAGGCACACGCCGACGCTCGCCGCGCTGCCCAGCGGGAGAAAAACAAAACGGACAGGGTGGCGAAGGCGGTGTACAACCGCCTGTACCGCGACCGCCACCGCGACGAATTGATTCAGGCATCACGCGATTGGCGCGCGGCCGGAAACAAGGTCAACCGATCCCCCGAATCCGTCGAACGCCAGAATGCGCGCAAGCGCCTGCTGTACGCGACAGACCCTGCATACAAGGAGCGCGCAAAGGCGTACGTCGCACTGTACCGCAAAACGCACCCGGGGTATTCGACGTCAAGCTACAAGAAGTGGCGCGCTGCCAATCTGGATAAGGCGCGAAAATACTCACGTGAGTATTATTTTGCGTACAACCAAACACCAGAAGGTCGAGTCAATCAAGCTGCCATGCGGCTAAAACACCGAGCCAAGCGGCAAGCACGGCAAGCCGCCTACTACGCAAAAAGATATGGCGAATCTGGCGTAATAACTAACGAATACCTGAACTGGCTCAATAAATGGCAGGACCACTGCTGCTGCTACTGCAACGCACCCCTCAACCAAAAGGAAACCATCGAGCATGTCGTTCCGCTCAACCGCGGCGGCGAGAACAACCCCCACAACGTTCTATTGGCGTGCTCGCACTGCAACACTTCAAAAAATCAGCGGCTGTTTGATGTTACAGAGTGGCTACCGTTTAGCGTGCAGACACCGACAAGGACACATTCCATCTTCAACACCGGCAAGGCGCTCGACGCGTGCCTAAACGCCGGTATCCCGGCCGAGATCGACGGCGACGCAATCCTGCTGCGACCGGGCCGCAGACTGCGAGTCCTGTCCACTTTCTGGCTGTCGGACCGGAGCGAACACGACACAACCGTAGCCTCGCTTCACGCGCTCTACCCTAGCGACCTCCTGACGTTCGACCACGAATGGCAGGCGCGGCCGAACGCGATGCTGAACGTCACCATTGCCAAGGCAGGACTCGCTGAGTCCATCGGTGCCCGCGAACTCGATATCGAGGCGCCGACAGCGGAAGAAGCGCGCGCCTTTATGGATCACTGGCACGTGCAAGGCTTCGCCGGCGGATCATGGTACGTTGGTCTACGGCGGCACAGCGGAGGCGATTGGTGCGGCATGGCCTCGTTCCGCCGCTTTGGCAGCGCCTACGAATTGGCGCGTCTTGCGTTCAAGGATCATGTTGCCGGCGGGCTTAGCCGCATCGTCACGGCGTTCATGCGCGCTGCACCCGAACCGGGCGACTTGCTAACCTACGCGGACACGCGTTTTGGCGAAGGCGGTGGATATGCACACGCGGGCTTCGAGCCCGACGGTGAATCGGCACAGTGGTACGGTTATGTCAACGGCGTGCGCATTCATAGCCGCCAAGCATACCGCAAAGACGCTATGGCAACGCTACTTGATTGGTTCGACCCGGAGTGGTCCGAGCACCGCTTGGCACGTGTCAACGGCCTGTGGCGCCTCAACGGCCTGCCACAGAAACGATTTATCCTGCGCGCGTAGAAAAAACCCCGGCTTGCGCCGGGGTTTTCGCGTCAGATCCTACCGTGAAACGTGCCGCTTAGTTGTTGGCGCCGAGCGGATTCCACACTGGGCTATCTGGGACAAAATTCCTTATGATCGCATGGAATTTCGGAATTCGGTTCCGGATTGCACCGATTGCAGCCACGCACCAGGGCATATAGAGGTTGGCGGCGAACAGATTGATCCGCGTCAGTGGGAGGAGATAGCGCCAATCTATGCCCGCATCTTCCTCCCGCATGTCGAGCAGGTACACCTCCTCGCTGCCGGGGATCGTGTAGTTGTAGTCGGTGAACCTCACCGTGCCCGAGCCGCTGGCCGCGATCGCGCCGATGTAGCGAACGGCGGTGGCGGAGTTGGCGCCCGAGGCGAAGCCAAGCGCGCCGGTCCGGAACACCCGGAAGGCGGTGGCGTCGGCCGCGGCCGGCCCGGCGATCGACAACACGACGGCGCCGGTGGCGAAGATGCCCGACGCGCCCGATGCCGGCATGACGTTCGACCAGGTCAGGTTCGACTCGTTCATGTTCGAGTCGGTGCTGGCGACGGCGTAGTAGTAGGTCGCCGTGCCGGAGACGTACGGGCTGCCCGCCCCGACGCCCCAGTTGGTGCCGGTATAGGCGCCACTCGACGCGGCGGCAACGACGGTCGCCGGCGGGGTCGGCGCCACGGTGGTGGTCGGGGTGGTGCCGTTCGACCGCGGCTGCCCCTGGGCGGGGGTATCGCGGGCCGTCATCACGATATCCAGCGGGAACTGAATCGGGCCGAGGCGGGTGCGCATGCCCTGAAGATCGCCGTCGACGACGATGCCGCGGCGGTCGGCGAACTCGGCGTTGACCAGGTTGTTCAGCAGGGTCGTCACCAGCGACTGGAGCGAGCCGTTGGTCGTCGGGGTCATGAAGGCGTGGGTGATGCGGCCGAACTTGGTCCACGAGGCGATGTTCGCGCTGACCTCGTACATCATGTTGTAGAGGGTCTGCGCCGTGCTCCAGCCCTGCGCCGAGGCGTTGGCCGAATAGAAGGCCTGGAAGTCGAAGAGGTTGCCGCTCGGCGTGGTGGCGCTGATGCCCGCGAACTGGTTCGGGAACAGGTTCGGGTTGCCGTGGAAGCACATCCAGTCGGCGGTCTGCAGGACGGTGAGCGCCGCGTTGGCGTTCTCCTGCTCGTTGACGCTGACGAAGTTGTTCTGCGCCATCAGGGCCAGCGTGACCGCGCGCCCGTCCAGCATCAGCTTGAGGTTGATGCTCTGAAGCGTGTAGATGCCGGCGTTGGTCGCGAGCGTGCCGGATTCGACGCTGGAGAAGCCGCTGGTGGCCGAACCCGGCAGCGCGCCGCCGAGGTCGTCGATGTAGGCGAAGTAGTCGACGACCTGATAGGCCGGGCTCTTCGCCAGGGCCTGGTAGAGGGTGAAGCTGTCGGGCCGCACCGTGCCGCGGGCCAGGCGGGTGTCGAGCGACACGTAGCCCAGGGTCTGGCCACCCGTGATCTGAGTGAAGTTGGTCTGCGTGCCGACGTCCAGCACCGCCTTGGCCAGCGGGCTCGACTTGGCCAGTTCGACCTGGTCGATCTCCAGCAACCGGCCGCGGGAGGCGCCCTCGTGCGCGCCGGGCGCGTTGGTCTGGTAGTAGCGCGGCGTGTCGCGCCACACCCGGGCGTAGGCGTTGACGGGCTCCGCGGCCTTGTGCAGCTCGAGCAGCGCCCTGGGACCGTTGAACATCACCTGTTCGCCGGTGCCCATGCCGACCGGCAGCGTCTGGCCCATCGCCATCGCGGCGAAGACGGGCTTCAACGGTTCCAGCGCGTCGCCGCGACGGGGCAGCGACGCCTCGAACTGCTGGAGCGCCTGGAGGGACTGATGCGCCTTCTCCTCCGGGGGCTGGTCGGCGCTCGACATGCGGGGCCGGACGTACTCGATCTCCGGGCGACGCGCGATCGAGGCGAGAACGATGCCCGGGGCTGGGGTGGTGGCCGAGGGGGTGGCAACCTGCTTGGTCATGGTGGTGTCTTTCCCTTTCCCGACCGGCTTACGCCGCGGCCCGCAGGATCGCCTGCACGGCAGGCGAACATCCGTCGATGGCGGCGTTGACGACGGTTTCCGGCACGCCCGCTACCCGGAGGTAGCCCAGCGCGTCGATGGCCTTGTCGCGCTCGCGCATGGTGATCGTGCCGTCGGAGACGAGGGCGTTGATCTGCGACTCCTTGCCGGCTGGGACCGCCTTGAACAGGGCGCCGACCGGAGGCACCCCGCCGCTCGACGGGTCGCGGCTCTGGCCGCCGACGACGGCCATCAGGCCCTGCACGTTGGTGGTCATCAGCGCGTAGCCGGCGTTGGCCTTCTCGACGGCCGCGGTCATCGCCGCGACCGCCTTGGAGAGGTCCTCGCCCTGCGGCGCCACGACGGGGGCGGCGGCGCTCTTGCCGGCCGGCCACTTGTCCTGGTTCTTCGCCTTGGCCTCCTTCAGCGCCTTGGCGACCGTGCCGATCGAGGCCTCGATCGCCTTCATGCTGGCGCCGACGCTGCCGTCGCGAAGCGACTTGGCGACCGCGACATGCAGGCGGGCCTTGGCCATCCGCTTCTCGGCCTTCATGTGCTGGCGCTTGCCGGCGGCCAGGCGACCTTCCTCCATGGCCTCGCGGGAATCGCGCTCGGCGGCCTTGGCCAGCTTCACGAGGGCCTTGGCCGTGAGGCGCTGCTGCGCCGCGGCCTTGCGGGTGGCCTTCGCGGCATCGTCCTCGGCCTCGTCCTCGCCCTCTTCCTCGTTCTCGTTGGTGATCTCGATCTCGGTGCCGGAGCCCGATTCGGCCTCGTCGGCCTCCTCGTCGTCCTCCTCGTCGTCCTCTCCGGACGCCTCATCCGCCTCGGTCTCGCCCTCGGCCTTCGCCTGGGCGACGGCCTTGACGACGGCCGGAATGGCCTTGCCCAGCGCGGCGGAGACGGCCTGCGGGATCGCCTTGGCGACGGCCGCGGCAACCGCGGCCTCGATCGCCTTGGCGTCGACGGCGCCGGCGGTCGGCAGCGAGGCCTCGACCATGGACAGTCGGTCGCCGATCGACTTGCCGAACGCGATCAGCGACTTCATCACCCGGCCCTGCGCCGCCAGCTTGGCGCCGAGTTCCTCGGTCGCGCGCTGAACGCCGGTCTGCGGGGCGTGGCGCGAGTACTCGCGCTCCATCGCCGCGGCGCCGGCGCCGGAGGCCTGCTGCGGCTTGCCGACGCCGACCTTGCCGGCCGGGACGGAACCGTCGGGGCCGCCGGCCTCGACGGTCTCCAGGCGGTCGTCGGGCGGCCCGTCGAACAGGTCCTCGACCTGGCCGGGCGCGGCGCGGTCGCCGCCTTCCAGGAGATCCGTCGCCTTGCCGAGTTCCAGCGTCGAGGCGACCGCCGCGTCCTGGATCATGGTGAGGCGATCCGCCGGAGCCATGTGGCTCCAAGCCGACTTGATGATGCGGGCGACATAACCGGCGCCCTGCGGCGATTCGGCGCGAGCCTGCGCGGTGGTGGTCATGGAATCTCCTGGGCCTCCGGGATGAAGAAGCATCGGCGCATTATCAGGGCGCGTACGCGGGGCTGCCGATGCCGAAAACGACAAAAGGGGGTTTGGCCTTGGCCGTGCGGCCACACGCGATGGTCTCGACGGGACTCTCTGGACTGCCGTCTACCGGCACTTCAGCGCACCCTCGAGGGCACGGCGGTACATGACGGCGTGGGCCATCAGGTCGGCCATGCCGGCGGGCAGGCCGGCGCACTTGGCGAAGTGGCGCCGGTAGCCCAGCAGCGACGGCGCATCCTGCACGCCGCAGGCCTTGCAGGTGCTCCGCGCGTAGGCGTCGTCCATGGTCTGCGGGATGTCGAGCGGCATCGTCGAGGGCGGCATCGCCTCGGCCTTCGCCGCGACCAGCTCCGCGAGGAACGCCTTGGCCGTCACGATCCGCGCGGGGGAATTCAGCGCGGTGTTCTTGGGGGTGCGGGTGAAGGCCATGCTGCGCCAGTCCAGCGCCTTGATGACGAACTGCGTCGCGCCCGTCACCGGGCACGGGCTTTTGGTGCAGTCGTCCAGGTCGGTGGGGAATCCGTAGATCGAGGCGTACCACTGCACGGGCGGGTCGCACATCAGGGAGCCCCAGAACTCGTCGTAGTGGTTGTGCGCCGGGTCGTAGGTGCCGTCACGGGAGCGGCTGATCTCGCCCTCGACGAAGGTTCGGTGGTCCGGCGCGGCCTGCACGGAGAGGGGACGCCCCACGATATAGGAGGAGGGGTCGGGGATGCCGAGGCGGTCGCCGAACTCGGACTTGTGGTCGAGGTCGAGGTGGCCCTTGGCGACAAAACTGGCCGCGCTGTCGAGGAGCGCCTTCTGGAGGACCACGTCTCCATCCGTGTCGACTTCCTCGGTTGAGGCCTCCACAGAGACGACCCGTCGCCCGTTCGCGTTGGGCGTACGGGCCTTCACGATCGCGGGGAAGCGCGCGACGATGGCGCGGTCGAGTTGGGTGTCATCCATGCACAAAGCATAAGGTACCCTGTGCGAAGGCGCCTATGCCATGCTCTGGCAACACGCAGCAGTTGACAAAGGTGAAAATGTGGTGCACATGCTTCTCACATGGCCACCACAGTCCGACAATCCGTTACACTCACAGAGCCGCAATTCGCCTTTCTCAGGGTAGAGGCGGAACGACTCGGCATCACGGTATCGGACCTTATCCGACGGATCGTGGATCAGCACCGCGAGGCACGCGGAACGTGATTCTATCCTACAAATACCGGCTGTTCACAAACCCCACGCAGGAAGTCGCTCTGACTGGGATGCTCGGCGCCTTTTGTGATCTATACAACGCCTGCTTGCAGCAGCGAGTAGAGGCGTATCGCCGTCGCGGCATCAACCTGCACTATAGCAACCAAGCATCTGAGTTGAAAGCTGTGCGTGCGGCAGACGAGCGACTTGCGAGCTTCGGATTCTCAACTGAGCAGCAAGTTTTACGCCGGATAGATAAAGCGTTCGCAGCATTCTTTGGTCGACTAAAACGTGGCACAAAACCAGGCTTTCCACGTTTTAGAGCAAAGGCGTCCTTCAACAGCGCCGAGATGCGTGTTGGCGACGGTCTGACACTGCGCAAAAGCCATAAGATCGGCATAATTGGTATTCCAGGCGAAATAAAGGTGCGATGGCACCGACCGCTTCCAACTAACGCAAAACACGGCGCCGCTGTGGTCAGTCGCAAAGCCGGCAAATGGTTTATCTGCTTCCAGATTGATTTGCCAACCCCCGAACCAGTCGAACGAACCTTTGCGCCTGTTGGCGTCGATCTCGGCCTCACCTCCCTAGCGGCGCTATCCACAGGCGAGACGGTACCGACGCCGCAGTGCACGAGGAACGCAGCCAAGGCGCTCCGCCGCGCCCAGCGAGCCGTTGCCAGGAAGCGGCGAGGCAGTAAGCGACGCACGAAGGCTAAGCTCCGCGTCGCTCGGCTGTTCGCATACGTCGCCAGCCAACGACGGGATTTTTCGCACAAACTCTCGCGATCTCTTGTTGCTCGCTTCTCGCATATCGCCTTCGAGAACTTGAACATCAAAGGGCTGGCGGCCGGGATGCTCGCCAAGTCCGTGCACAACGCCGCCTGGAATCAACTCGTCCAGCACGTTCAGTACAAGGCTGCAAGCGCCGGTGCTGTTGTTGTAATGGTCGATCCTCGCGGAACAAGCCAGGCTTGTCCGGAGTGCGGCACGATCAAGCGCAAGACGCTCAAGGAAAGGACGCACCGCTGCGAATGCGGGTGCGTGCTTGACCGCGACGTTGCTGCCGCAAAGATCGTGCTCATGCGGGCGGATTTCGGGCCGGGAACCGGCCTTCAGGCGCCAAGCCAGTGGATTGCCGCATAGCTTGCCTGAGAAGCCGTCTGCGGAATCTGACGGAGCGTTCACGGCGGACAAGGATTGCACGCGCCACCGGGACGACCTATGGTTTGCGTGTGGCAGCGCCCTGTACCCTTGCGGTGACACACTCCCGGTAACGGACGGGGCGAGGCCCCTTCCGCGGGTAAAAAGCAGGGTCTATGTGCGGAATCGAGTCACCTGCGCCGCCCTGATCGTGGTGAGGGCAGCCGGGAAGTAGACCGGCTTTTCATATGCCGCTGGGACACCCAGCCGAGCCGCCTGGGGCTCGACAAAACCAGTTGCATTGGCAGCGGGCAGCGCGTAGGTTGCTTATGCCCGTGACACCCCCTGCCGGTCGGCCGTCTTCCGCGAAAGCAGAGGGCGGCCGATCTTTTTACGCAGCCTCCCCCTCAGCGGTCATCGGCGCGTAGGCGATAGCGTTGCCGAGCTGGGAGGCGAACTCGGCGGAGAAGTGGAGCCGCCGGCCCTCCCCGGCCGCGAACACCGCGCCCGACAGCACCGGCGACATTGCCGCCTCGCACTTCTTCAGCCATTCGCCCATCGGACGGCGACCGATCTCGCAGGCGCACCAGTTCAGCGTGTACTTGGGCGACGCGATCTCCCGCTCGAACCACGCCATCACGGCTTCGCCGTGGTCGGAGTGGTAGTCGGCATGGAACGCCATCTCGATCGCCAGGTCCCGCACGTTGCTGGCCGCCACGTAGTTGAGGTGCATCCGGCCGACGAACCGGCAGTCCGGGCAGGCGCAGATGCTCCACCGGTGGCCCTTGGGGACCGTGCGCTCGGCCGCCGCGAACTCGCGGCCCCGCATGCGCCACTCCGTGCAGATCCGGCAGCCGCAGGACTCCCGGTTCGACATCGAGGCGTGCCTGAGCAGCGACACCTGGGCCGCGCCGGCGTCCATCATGCCGGACGCGACGACCGCCGACGCGAAGTAGGCCTCGAGCACACGGGCCGCCCGCCCCGCCTCGACGGAAAGCTGCTCGCGCCGCTCCGCGAGAGCGGCGATGCGGGTGTCAGGAGAGAAGTACATGCTCACCCCCCGGCGGAGGCGCCCCGTTGGCCAGGCAGACCCGCCGGTCCTCGGGCGACACTCGCTTGAACAGGTCGGGGTGGCGCGCCACGCTGAGCCGAATCTGCTCGCGGGTGCGGCCCGCGTCGTCCGGGTTCTTCGCCACGTAGGCCGCACGCAGCGCATCCATGTCGAGCGGCCCCCTCGCCGCCAGGATATCCTGGATCTCCTGCGCGACGGCGATCTTCCGGGCCGCCGGCGCGGGTGGCGCAGCGCCGTTCGAGGCGATCCGGGTGGGTGCCTGCGCCGGCACCGCAGCTGCGCCGGCGCCGTAATAGACCGCGAAGAAGCCGTCGAGCGCCTCCAACTCCTGCACCATCGACTTGTAGTGCAGCGCGAGTTGGCGCACCGCCGGGTCCGGCGACGCCGCCGCCAGTTCCAGTGCGCCTTTTGTCCGTTCGTTGTTTGTAGTCATGCCGCAGCCCCCTTCTCCTGTGTAGCCCAAGCGCGGCCGGCCGCCGATTCGAGGTCCACGGTCAGGCCCGTCGCCCCCAGGCAGCGCATCAGCGACGCCGGGTCGGCCGGACTCTTCGTGCCCTCGAACGAGCAGACCACCACCCTCGCGATACCGAGCCGCTTCAGCGCCGCGGCGAGGTCGCTTCCCTGGCTCCGCACGTCCCAGGCCCCGACGTTCGCCGGTATCGGCGCGGTCAGGCGCAGCGCGAAGTCGTTGACGTCGGCGGCGAGGCACACCTCGCCCTTGCGCAGGCAAGCCACGGCGTGACCGGCCAGGCCGGGCCTGTCGTTGACCAGCAGCACCCGCGGCGCGTCGTCGCGAACGACCGGACGGTCCCAGGCCAGCATGTCGCGGTTGAGCCCGGAGATCGACATGCCGCCCTGCGACAGCCCGATCGACAGCAGCGGGTGCCAATAGGGATCGGGGCCGGGCCAGCGCGCCGCGAACCGTGCGTTGTCGTCCTGAAGCCGCCTTGCGAAACCCGCCATGTCGCCCGGGTCGGTTCGCGACGTGCCCTCGGGGTGCAGCAGGTCGGTCGCCGCCTCGACGACGTTGCGCAGCCCGATTTCGCGCATCTTGAGGCAGAAGTCGGTGTCGCCGTAGTTCATCGGGAACGAATTGGCATCGAAGCCGCCGACGCGGTCGAAGTTCTCGCGGGAGACCAGCATGCAGGCCCCCGTGACGGCGGACGCCTCGTGGGTCAGCAGCGCCAGCCAGCCGTTGCCGGGGTGGCCGTTGGGCAGCCCCTTGTAGAGGTGGCCGGCGATGCCGAGATGGCAGACCACGCCGGCGTGCTGCACGACGCCGCCGGGGTGGACGAGCCGCGCGCCGACGACCCCGACGTCGGGCCGCACCGCATGGCCCATCATCGCGTCGAGCCAGTGCGGGGTGCCGACGCAGATGTCGTCGTTCATGAAGCAGAGGAAATCACCGCGAGCGTGCTCGCGCACCACCTCGTTGTTGAGGGCCGACCAGTTGAATCTCCAGTCGGCCGCGCCGATCCGCACCACCCTCACGCGGGGATCGGCCAGGGCCGCCTCGCCAAGTTCCGGCGCCTCGCGAACGCCGTTTTGCGCCACGATGATCTCGTAGTTGGGATAGTCGGTGTGCTGGCGGATGGTGTTGATGCAGGGCTGGATCAGCCGTCCCGCGCCAAGGGTCGGTACGATGATCGAGACGAGCGGCGCCGCCTTGTCGGCATAACCCGAATCCAACAGGTCAACAAAAGCAGCGCGCCAGTTCCGCCTGATCGACAGCACCCCCGGCAGCGCCGGATGCGCTGACACCGTCACGGCGTCGCCGTACTCAGTTTCGATCGCCATCTGCCGCCCGATGGCCGAGACCGCGGCCTCCTCGCCGGTCATCTCGCGCACCGTCGCAAGGAACTGCGGCAGGTGCCGGATCGCGCGCGACTCAGCGACCCGCAACAGGAACGCAAACAACTCCGTGCGATCCACAGGCATGTCACCAAGCAGCACAGTCACGCGGATCGCGCAGACCTGCGTGACGTAGTCCCGGGCCAGGAACAGTTCCAGGTCGAAGTCCGACTTCAGGTCGGGATAGACGCCGCCGTCGGGACCCAGCATGTCATTGTCGCCGTATATCACGTCCACGTCGCTTGGTGCAGCGAGACAGGCTTGCATCAACGTCGCCATGCCATTCTCGTGCCACTCGACGGTATCGTCAACGAAAACGACCCATTGCGTGTCAAGCGGCAGCGAGCCTTCCACACCGAAGGTGACCACCGCCATGCGCGTCATACATGCAACTTCAAGCGGCGGCACCGGCAGCGGACCCCGCAGCGCCGACCACGAGGCGTAGTCGTGCCCGAACCCCATCGTGCCGGGCAGCGGACCGCGCCACTCGGCGCGAAGCAGGTCCATCTCCAGCCCGGCGCGCTCCTGGTCCGTCAGGCTCTCGCCCGGCTTCTTGAATGCCTCGGCATAGCCCCGGAGTTGCAGGCGCTGTAGCACGGGCTGACCTGGAGGCGCGGGCGGCATCGCCGAGGCGGCGAAGACGTCGACGGCCTGCATGACGCGCCACTCCTTCAACGCGGCCCGCAGACCCCACTCCATGACGGCCTGCTCCTCGTGCCCGTCGCAACCCCGCACGTCGGGAATGCCTAGCGCGGCAAGCGCACGGGCCGACAGCAGCACGCACGGTCCCGACGGAGCCGGAATCGCGAGGCGGCGACCCGCGAACGACTGGTGCAGGGAATCCTGCACGGCATGCAAGGCCGACGCGGACACCGGCGTCCAGTTGTCCTTGCGGGGGAACGCGTTGGGGCCGTCGGTCGCGAGAGACACCGCCGCGGCGACGGTGTCGGCCTGGCCCAGGGCCTGGCGCAGCGACGCGAGCGCGGTATTGTCGCCGAATGTCGTGCCGGGCCGCAGCCACAGCACGTCCGACTCGGTCTGCGCCGCCCACGCGCAGGCGTCCTCCAGCGACGTCCGACGGGTGAGGTGCGCCAATTCCACCGGAACAGTACACCCCTCGGCCAAGGACAGCACGACGCCGCCGGCGCCGCCCGCCAGCTTGGCGGGATGCCACGCCGATTCGCCGTTGCGCCGGAGCCAGGCGTCGATCCGCTGGGGCAGGCGCTGCTCCAAGGTGTGGTGGCGTGCGACCCAACCCTGCAGCGCGGTCGCGTTCGCGCTGCGGTCGAATGCGGTGGCGGCCATGAAGGCGCGGATGGCCTGCGTCCACTCGTCGGGGGTCTCCGCATAGGCGAACACCGGGGGCGCGCCGTCGAGGTAGGGATCCAGCCGCTGCGCGATCGCGCAGGCGCCGATCATGCCGGCCTCGAGGACCCGCAGGTTCGACTTGCAGCGGTTGAAGCGGTTGTCCTCGAGCGGCGCCAGCATGAGGTCGAGATCCAAGCCGAGCATCCTGGCCTGGTAGTCGCCGGGCGCCACCCCGGGGTGGAACTCGACATGGACAGGCGGGTTCTTGATCTGGGAGCCGAAGAACACCCACTCCACCTCGTCGCCGATCTCCCGCATCGCGGGGCGGATCAACTCCAGGTCGCCGTCGTGAGAGATGCCGCCGACGAAGCCGACCCGCAACCGGCCGGTGGCGCGGCCCTCGCGCGGCCGCAGCGCGCCGCCGGGCACCGCGTTACCGACGACACGCACGTCCTTGGCGCCCAGTTCGTCGCGGAACCACCGGGCCAGCGGTTCGGTGCTGACGGTGACGCGGTCGCAGTGCAGGATCGCGCGCCTGATCCGTCCGGGCAGGTCGGGCGGCATGAAGCCGGCGTGGAACGATGCGGCAGGCAGTTCGCCGAGATAGTCGTCGAGTTCATAGACGAAGAGCGCGTCGGGCAGCGCCTCGCGGGCGCGCCGCATCACCTCGATTTGGCCGTCCTCGACATGGCGCTGCCAGACCACTACGTCGGGCTTCACGGCCAGCAGCATCTCGACGGGCCACTGCATGATGTCGAGGCGCCCCTCGGCGACGCCGTCGGTGCAGAGCGTGAAGCCCGACGTAGTGGTCTG